GTTGGTAAAATGTTTGGTTCTTTTATTCAGTTTAAATTCGATCCAGTTAGTAAGAAACTTACAATTATGCAACGTCCACGCAGTGATGAGCAAATTTTAATGCAGATCTATAACCAACGTCCAGATCTTAATTTGTTATCTGATCCTTATGCAGGACAGTGGCTAAAAGACTACACACTTGCAGTATCCAAATATATGTTAGGTGAAGCACGTAGTAAGTTTGCTACTATTTCAACACCACAAGGTGGCACATCACTAAATGGCGATGCTCTTAAAGCAGACGCTCAAGCAGATATGGAAAAACTAGAACAAGATCTAGCAAATTATGTAGATGGTTCTACTCCATTATCGTTTGTAATTGGCTAATTTTTAGTTGACAATCCAAAAAGAATAGTTTATAATACACAGTATATTATAAGGAGTTTATCTGTGTTACCTAAACTATTAGTTGTGGGCCATGGTCGACATGGCAAAGATACCGTTTGTGAATTACTAGAAAAATACGGCTATACGTTTGAGTCTAGTTCAAAGTTTTGTTCAAAATTGTTTATCTACAACGATCTAAAAGAAAAATACGGATATGCTAACGAAGAAGAGTGTTACGCAGATCGACACAATCATCGAGAACTATGGTACAATATGATTCATGACTATTGTCGAGATGATTTGGCACGCCTTGGACGCAACTTGTTTGCAGAAAATCAAATATACTGTGGACTGCGTAATAAACGTGAATTCTTTGCTATGAAAAACGAAGAAATCTTTGACTATGCTATTTGGGTAGATCGCACAGATCACTTGCCTAAGGAAGATCCCAGTTCAATGAGTATTGAGCAATGGATGTGTGATTACACTATCGACAACAATGGCGACCTTGATAGACTAAAATTAAATGTTGACACACTTATTCGTACCATCTTTAGAAATCAGGGGTTAAGTCACCTTGTTTCCAGAGTACCCCGACTTTTTGCAGAATCCTCTGACAGTTAGCACACACAGTTTTTAAGTTATTGTGTCTACAATTACGTAGGTTACCGTCTACGTGATACACTGCAAACTGTTCAGGATGTTTACTTGTAAATCCACATTTATCACACTTGTCTTTTTGTCGATAACCTAGTTGATGCCACATAGGTGTACTAGGTGTTCTACCTCTTGCACACTGTTCGCATTTACTTCTATAATAAGTCTTACGACCTTTCTTATAGTTTATAGCACACGGTCTTTGATTGCATGATTTACATAAAGGTCTACTCATAACTGTATTTACCCGCCCTTTACCATACCTTTTTCGCCGTGTATTACACCTTATTTTTCGGTGATGTGGCTAAATATGTTTAAGAGAACTAATGTTCGAATTAGAACTTAATTAAAGGAGTTAAGAAGATGGCACTATCATCACCAGGAGTTGACGTCAGCGTAATTGACGAAAGTTTTTACACACCTGCCGCTGGTGCAACTGTTCCGCTAATTGTAGTGGCAACAGCACAGAGCAAACCAAACGGTTCAGGTACAGGCACTGCACAAGGCACATTGGCCGCTAATGCAGGCAAAGTTTATTTAATGACAAGTCAGAGAGAACTTACTGATACATTCGGTAATCCAACATTCTACACTGACACATCAAACAATCCATTACATGGTAACGAATTAAACGAATACGGTTTACAAACTGCTTATTCATATTTAGGTGTTGCTAATAGAGCATACGTTGTTCGTGCTGATGTAGACTTAGGAGAACTAAGTGGTTCAGCAAGTGCGCCAGCAGGTAATGCGGCAGATGGCACATATTGGTTTGACACAGACGATACAAATTATGGTGTATTTGAATGGGATTCAAGTACACAAAAGTTTGCCAACAAGGTACCAACAGTTGTTAACTCCTCAACTCAATTAGATGGTGTCTCAGGTGCAACTTATACAGGTATTAAAACTTCTGTAGGTTCTAAAGGTGACTATGCTATTGTTACTTGGAACACAGAAAATCAAATGTGGTACAAGAACTCCGATAATGCGTGGGTTAAAGTAGGTTCAACTACTAACACAGGATTTGGTTCACTAGGTAGTGTTGCAACATTTACTTCAGATTGTTGGGCAACTAGTTGGCCAGTAGTACAAGGTACTAAAACAAATCCAAGTATCACAGGTACTCCGGCAATTAAGATTAACGGCCAGACTGTTACATATTCAACATCATTTGGTGGAACAGATGTACAGAACATGGCGGCATCAATTAACGCGGCAAACATTGACGGCGTTGGTGCTAAAGCAACATCAACTGGTAGATTAGAAATTTACACAGATGGTACAGCAGGCGGTAACACTGACTCAACTGTAGACGGTGCATTGGTATTAGCAGATGTTGGTTCAGATGCATTACTAAACACACTAGGTTTAGAGCCAGGATACAAGCCAGGCATTACATTACAAATTAGTAAGCACAGTAAGGTTCCTACTTGGAGAACTAACGATACACAAACTATTGACGGTTCAACAGTAAGTTCAAGACGCCCAACAGGTAGTGTATGGGTTAAAACTACTGAACCTAACTTAGGTGCATTGTACCTAGTTAAGCAATGGAACGAATCAGCAGGTGCGTGGTCAACTGTAAGTGCTCCAATTTATGCTACACGTGAAGAAGCAGATAAAGGCTTAGACAGTGTAGGCGGCGGCGAAAACATTGCTGTTGGTTCACTAATGGTTGTTAGTAATGCTTCAGATGCTGACAAGCCAGTTGCTAACTTTAAATTATATCGTAGACAGGCTGTTTCTCCAACTACAGCAGTTGGTAATACTACTTCAGGAACTATTGGTTCAACAGGTGGTACATTTGAAATGGCTGAAAGTGTACCAGGAAGTGATACACTAGCAACTACAAAAAATATTACAGTAAGTGGTACTGATGCTGATGCAGTTGCAAGTGCAATTTCAAGTGCAGGGTTTACTTACATTAAAGCAGAAGTATTAACAACAGGCGCATTACAAATTACTCATAGCAAAGGCGGCGAGATTTATGCTAAAGATGGTACATATGCACCATTAAATGCAATGGGAATTTCAAATGCTATTGACAATGTATACCTAGCACCAAATGCAGGTGACTTTGCTACTGGTATTGTTATTAGTAACTGGAAAGCATTAAGTTACGAAGCAAGTGCAAGTGCTCCAACTAGCACACCAGCAGACGGTACATTATGGTATTCAACTGTATTAGACGAAGTTGACATCATGGTACACGATGGTGCTGTATGGAGAGGATACAACAACGTTTATCCTTATGCTTCAATTACAGTAGGTGCTACACAACCTAATAGTGCTGTTGATCAAGATATTTGGGTAGATTCAGGTGATACTGAAACTTACGGACAAAACATTTACAAGTACGATGGTAACGCTCTAGAGTGGGTTGCTATTGATGTAAGTGACCAAACTACAGAAGATGGTATGTTGTTTGCAGACGCACGTTACGGTGTAACAGGCGCAACAGGCGACACAGCCGCAGACATTGAAGATTACTTAACTAGTGACTTTGTTGATCCTGACTCTCCAGATCCAGACTTATATCCAAGAGGTATGTTGTTATGGAATACTAGACGTTCAGGCTTTAACGTTAAGAAATTTGTAGCAGGTCATGTAGACATTAATGCTAACTCAGGACGCAATATTCGTTTCCAAGGTACAGGTGATACTTACACAGCAGGTTCTGCAGATGAATCAATGAGCGGTTACAAAACTAACCGTTGGGTTGGTTGGAACACTACTGCTGAAGATGGATCAGGACTATTTGGTCGCAAAGCACAACGCAAGACCGTAGTAGCCGCCCTTAAGAGCGAAATTGACACCAATCAAGATTTACGTGACGAGGAAACACGTAACTTTACACTATTAACTTGCCCAGGCTATGTTGAGTGTATTAGCAACCTAAATTCTCTAAACATTGATAGAGGTATTACAGGCTTTGTAATTGGTGATACTCCATTTAGACTAGGCTCAACTGCAACTGAACTATTAAACTATGGTTCTAACGCAAACAACGCTCTAGCAGATGGCGAAGATGGTGTTACATCATATGACGAGTATATGGGTATGTTTTATCCATCAGGTTACACAACAGACACAGTTGGAAACAACATTGTTGTTCCACCAAGTCACATGATGTTACGCACTATTGCACTAAGTGACGCAGTTTCTTATCCATGGTTTGCACCAGCAGGTACAAGACGTGGTGGTATTACAAACGCTTCAAGTGTAGGTTACATTGATAGTGAAGGTGAATTTAAGCCAGTTTCTTTAAACGAAGGTGTTAGAGATACAATGGCTAGTGTTAAAATTAACCCAATTACATTTATCACTGGTAGCGGACTTGTTAACTTTGGTCAATACACAAGAGCAAGAAATGCTTCAGCATTAGATAGAATTAACGTTGCACGTTTAACAGCATACTTAAGACGTCAACTAAGTCTACTTGCTAAGCCGTTCATGTTTGAGCCAAATGACAAGATTACAAGAGACGAAATTAAACAGGCTACAGAAAGCCTATTACTAGAATTGGTAGGTCAACGAGCACTTTACGACTTCCTAGTTGTGTGTGATGAAAGTAATAACACACCAAGTAGAATTGATCGTAACGAGTTGTACGTTGACATTGCTATTGAACCAGTTAAAGCAGTTGAATTTATCTACATTCCACTACGCTTAAAGAACACTGGTGAAATTGCAACTTTGGGCAATTCATAATGGTGATAAATAACTTTATACAAGGAGCAAAATAAAATGGCAATTTCAAGTTTATCAAGATTTACAGTGCCATTGGCTAGTGACCAGTCAGCAAGTTCGCAAGGTTTGTTGATGCCAAAATTAAAGTACCGATTCCGTGTTACTTTAGAAAACTTTGGAGCAGGATCACCAGTAGTG